CAGCTGAACTTGTTGCTGTAAGTAAAGCTAATTCATTTCCGTTAGTGTCTAAAATTGAAGTTCCAATTTTAGGCGCTGTTAAAGTTTTGTTTGTTAAAGTTTGAGTTCCTGTAAGTGTTACATCACCATTTGGTAAAGTGTAAATGTCTGGATTAGTTCCATCGTTTGCAGTTGCAAATAAAACAGCATCACCTTTATCAGTTGCTGAAAAAGTAAAAGTATCTCCTGAACCAGAAGCATATTTAAATTGTACTGTGTAGGCACCTGATGTTGAGTTTCTTAAATAATACATTTTCTCTACATCTAAAGGAATTGTTACAACTCTAGCTCCAGAAATAGTTCCTGTAAGTTCAATCATTTGGTGTTGAGCTGTTCCAGTAACATTTCCATCAACAATTGTTAAAGCTGTTGGTGTTCCTGAATCAGTTACAGCCTGTGAATTAAATCCACCAGTTAACTGTTCAAATAAAGATAAGTTGTTGTTAGTTTTTGTTCCCCATGTACCGGCATTTTCGCCAGTTGCCATTAGTTCTATACCGAGATCCGTAAAAGTTGATGCCATAATTTTGTACTCCTAATTAGTATCTTTTTTTAATTTGTTTTGTGCTTAATGTCAATAACATATTTAATTAGTTATCTGCATTAACCGCAGTATAATTAGCTGTTTGTGTAGCAGTTATTTTTTCATAACCTAGTGGTGCTACTCCAATAGGAGACACACTAGCAGTTGCAGAAACTCCTGTCAATCCCATAACATCTCCTGGATTTAATGTTCCAGTTGATGCTGTTACACTTAAACCTGTTAATCCCATAACATCTGCTGGTGTTAAAGAACCTGTTGAAGAAGTCATAGAAAGACCAGTTAAATCTATAGTAGGGTTTGCACTAGTAGTAACAGTTCCTACATTAGATTCAATTTCTAAACCAGTTAATCCCATTACATTCGCTGGTGATAAAGCACCTACAGATGAAGTAGAACTTAAACCGGTTAAACTTACATCAATATTAAAGTTTATATTTACAGATCCCACTGTTGATGTTGAACTTTGACCTGTTGGAACTAATACAAGATCAGATATTGCTGTTGGTGTTCCAACTGATGCTGTGGAACTTAAACCTGTTAATCCCATTACATCTGCAACATTTAAATAATATTCACCACCCCAACCAGTTGTTGTAGATCCCCAAGTTTGTTTACCCCAACTTACATCTTCTCCAATACCTGTAGTTGCTTCAACACCAGTTAACTCAACTGTTATTCCCGAAGCTCCCCAATTTTCAACACCAAAACCATCTGAACCCCAACCTGTATTTTTTTCTGCTGTAATTGTTGTTGAACCTAAAGCAGAAGTTAATTCTAAACCTTCTAATGTAACGACAGGGTTATTACTTTCTCCCCATGGTTCTTCACTCCATTCACCTCTACCCCAACCTTGTTGAGCTCCTGATATAGGAGTTCCTATTGATGATGTTAATGATAAACCTGTTAATTGAATTACTTCATCGCCGGCTTCTCCCCATGAACTTCCTGTTCCATATGAATCGACACCCCAACCAGTTGTAAATGGTGAACTTATGCCCCAAAGATTAGCACTCCAATTTCCTGCTCCCCACAAATCAGTATCAGGTGTGTTTGCTTGTCCACCCATACCGCCATGGTTTGTACAATAATAATAAAGAGTTGGTGCGCTAGAAGCTACTTCAATTTGTGTGTAAGCTCCAGATGATCCTGGAGTTCCATTTGTTGTTACGTTAGTTGTGTATTGAGTTCCGCCTGAAGCATCTGCGGCTGTTGCAAACCTTAATGGATGTGAACTATTAGAAGAATCTGATTGATCAAATCTAAAAGTTGCGCCTTCGACTAATTCTAAAGTAGGTGTTAAAACACCATCAATATAATATCTATTACCTGCGTCAGTTGATTGAACTGTGACTGTAAATGTTCGGTCGACCGACATAAGGATTTCCTCCCTATGCTATACGAAGTATTGCGTTACTAGCGTCTGCTGTTGGAAATTGAATTGTAAAAGTTCCACTAGTTACAGTTTTGTCTGAACCAAATGCAATTGTACAAACTGCTCTGTCAGCATTTGTATCATTATATATTAAACAACCATTAGCTGTAAATGAAGCAGAAGTAAAACTTATATCTGCAAAGTCACAACATGCTGTGTCAGTTGATAAAGCAGGCGTTACACTTGTAAGTGCTTTTCCACCAGCTGTATAAGCTGATCCTGATGTGTTAGAAATTTCGTTTGATGTGCTGTAAGCTGTTGTTGATTTATTTATAGTAGCACTACTTGTGTATAAAGCTAATTTAAAACTGTTTCCAGATGTTGCTGTAAAATTATGTAAAGCTTGTAAAACTTCTGTTTTAAAACTGTTACATACTGCTGATGTTATTGCCATAATTTAATCTCCTATTTATTGAGGCGGTGACTCGATTGGTATTCTTACTGTTCCATCCGTGTAATCGTCTCGTCTTCTTCTTCCAATTTGCATCGCTGCAAACTTTTGTAGTTCTTGTTTATACTTTCCGTCGTATAATGTCAACATATCTGTTGGACCTTTTAAAAAACTATATGCTTCTGATAAACACGCATATAATAAACCTTGAGGGAAATAATTACTAATATAAGTGTGTGAATTACCATCTGATCCAGAACCTAATCCTACAGGCATTTTGTTATAATATATTCTAAATACATAATTAACGTCTGGTGTTGGGGCTAAATAAATAGATCCTGAAGTAGTATCAGTTAATCCTGTAGCACCACCAAACATAGAATAGTATCTAGGCTTACCTGTAACATCTGCTCCTGATGTAGTCGATCCTTCGGGTCCTGTTAATCTTCCTACATATTCACTTAAAAAAGTTTGATCACGTTTTTCTAACCATGTACCTTGTTCTGTAGAATTTGTAGCATTAAATACTTCTACACCCCTAACAAATAAAGTTCCTGCTGGAACTCTAATATTATTTACGTCTGCTGCCATTGTACCTTGTTCTACAAATCTGTCGGAGTCCATAGGTAAATCAAGATTAATTCTATGTTCAGCTGTTCCAATAATTTGATCAAGAATTGTATCTGTAAACACATTTGCATCTACTTCAGTATAAGATTTAATTGCTGTTTTTAATGTATCGTATGAATAACTTGTAAATCCGCCTGCCATAATAATTAACTCCTATCATTTAACGGTCCAATTGTACATTGAAAACCGCCTCCTGTTTCTGTGCTTGTAGCATTAGATATTAAAGCAAATGTTATAGAATTAAATTGTTGTTCTGTTGCCTGTGTTCCATCTGGTAATGTAGGACCAACTTCTACAGTAGTTGCAACGGCTGTTGCAGCATAACATCCAAAGACGTTAGCTCCTATAGGATGTGTTCCTGCTGTTGTAGCAGGAGGTGTAATACCTCTGTAAGGAGCAGATGTTCCTCTAGTACAACCTGTAAAATTGTCTCCAGCTTTTCCAGTATATTGTATAACTTCATTTTGATATGTTCCAACTTTTAAAGGATCAGTTGTGTCATTAGCTGTCAATATTTTTTCTATCATAATAAAACCAGTATTTGGAAAATGTGATCCTGTCTGTACAGTAATTGTTCCGTCAGTAGCTGTAGCAGCTGTATCTAAAGTTGTTGTTAATTCTAATGCAGGACCTGCAGCACCGGTAAGAACAGGTACTCCTCCTACTGGAGATTTGACATCTTGAAATCTTACAAAAGTTGTGCCTTCGTTAATTTGATTAGCAGGATAAGAAACACTAACACTAACATTAGCAGCTGTAGTTGTAAAAGGATTGTCGGGTAAAATATCTTGTACTGGAAACTCAACTCTTGCAGGTCTTGCGTTCATTAATCCCTGTGGGTCCGCTCCTACAGGATGTGGTTTTAATTGTGGTTGTTTAGGTTCAAATTCTGAAATATGTACTAAAGCCCCAGTCCATTCTTTTACCATTTCTCTATATGGAAAAGCTGCGCCTGATCTATCAGATATTGCTAATGCTCTACTACCTTTTGCGAATCTAGCCATTATACATTTGGATAGTATGTCTT